GAGTGCTGAACTTTAGCCCCAACACCAAGAGTCTGTGCTACATAATCTAGCTTGTTAGATGGGAACTTAAACTGAGACTTCACAACTCGCATTAGATCCATCTCCTTGTAAGGTGATGGTGGCAAGTAGCCGTTCTCGATGAACTCTCGTTTGATGTGTTTAGAGTCGAACGCTGCAGAGTTCCACCCGACAAGTACGTCGGCTTCTTCCATAAGTTTGTGCAACTCATCTAGCATTGTCTTCTTACCGTGATGGTGTACAGATTTAAAAATAACTTCCTTTTTACCGTGCCAACGAGCACCAAAACAAATTACTTCAGTTGATTCCATGAGCTGATTTATTGATACATTCTGTTGCCATAATCCCCACACGAATGCAAGGTTAGGGCTTGTTTCCAAGTCCAGAAATAGTATTTTCATTTTAATTGCCCTTTTCTAACTAACTAAAAGTTAGTTTCAATTGTTGTTTTTTTGTCATTACTGTAGAACCCATCACCCTTGAACTGTACCAGTGGTGGGGTAAAAAGCCTAACTCCTTCGCCTTTACAGGTTGGGCAAAGAGCTGGTTTTGTTTCATGCATTGACCTCTGCTCAATAAAACGGTGTTCAGCAGGACACTTGTAATCGTAGTATGGCATTAATCCTCCTTCGGCCAAGCCATCAGCATGGTTGGCATGTGTTTTTTGTTTCTAAGATAAATTATACCGTGTCTAGTAGAGTCATTAACATGACCCATCCCCGGCATGTGCATACCAATTCTTTTTAAAACATTATCATCACACATTGGCTTTGAGCTTGGGTTTTGATAGGTAATTAAAATATCATCCCTCACCAAAGCTTCTAGTGCTCCAATAATATAAACAGGTGTTAGGTCCGGAAACTTAACCCCAGTCCTAAGAGTAAAAGATTCGCAAACAATTTCATCCCACCCTAGTTTCGAAGAGTATTCTTTATAGAATTTTATAAACCCAGCAAGACCGTCCTCTACCTGCTTAATGAAAAGCACTTGTGGATCTTTGTCTTCTGAATACTTTAATATAGAGATGCCAGTAGTCCCACCGGGATCTATACACAAAACATTCCTAGTCATCTTCATCGCCCTCACTGGGCCTAAAACCAATGTGCAGTTCAGGCATTCTTGGGTCATCCATTAAGCTAGTGTTTGCGGTATCCACAATGGCTAGGTCGCCACCTTTTGGAAAGCCACACTTGTGTGTTGTTCTCCAAGCGTTTAGTAACTTGAGTTCGTCGTTACGCTCTGCGGTAAAAGATGCACCACAGCTACAAGCTTCTGAGACTGACATTACTTATCCTTAGACTTCAATTGCATTAACATTAAGTGCTGGTAGCACTGTAGGGCTAGTGGATACCTAGAGCCACTTAAGTATTTACTGGCATGAAACTCTACTGCCTTGGAGTCTTCCGCTACCTTAGTAAACTTTGCTTTTCTAGTATACAGATCAACCATTAGAGACCATCCTGCTGATTCCGGACTGGTTTATACCGGTCATCTTGGATACCATATTTTGGCTCGTACCAGCCTCAAGGGCCCTCTGAACGTGGGGGTAGCTAATACTACCTCGTTCTTTGCTGAAAAGGGCTTCTCGGACATCCTCGAGGCTCTCAGGGGCAATCTTTCCACCGGAGTTGCTAGTTTTTTCTATATAAAAGGATATTGAAGTGTGAGATAGTTTGTTATTACAAATCCTAGCTAGCTGTCTGCTCGAGAACAAGCCGTATTCAGATATCTCCCTAAGCCTCTCAACCAGCACATCCCGGCTAATCAAAGCAGAGTTGTCCCTAATCCAAATTGCCTCATTGATCGCTTGTAGTCTGTCTATGGATTTCATTTACACCAACTCCAAATAAGTTGCTCGGTTCTCTACAACCAATTGGACTCTAGCTTGAGACCTGAGGGCTTCTAGCATTTCATCAAACTCACGCTTACGCTTGTTTGCAAACTTCTTGTAAGCTTCTTCGTAACGCATCTTGCCACCCTTTGCTAAGATAACAGCCTCAAGGCTATCAACATCTCTTTGCCACTCGGACGCTGAGATTTCTCCAGCCATACGCACTAGATTTTTAAACCAAGCTTCGCAGTAGTGAATTGAAATTAACACGTGTCTTAACTGGACCTTCTCGGATCTTTCGTACATAGCAAGTAGCACAGCTATCTTCCAAGCTGACAGTGCAAGTCTTTGACGGCTAGGCTCAATTGACTCTTCGTTAGATAGACCGTGAACATAGTCACCCATCTCCCACTTGAATCTGTTAAATCTTTCTAGGGCATCTTCTTCCATAAAGATCGGTCTAGGAAAAGGCGCACCCTTTTTCTGCCACCAAAGCGTAGCCTCGTGCAAGCTTCTAACCAAACGCTCCATCTCATCATCCCGCACAAGGACTTCTTGTTCACTAGCCTGACTCAAGTCCTCACTCTCACGAGTACGCTCAGGTGCGTCAGCTACAACGTAGATAAACCTAGCAAGGAATCCAGAGCGGAAGTAGTCAATAGTTAAAATCTCTGCAACCTTACTTGTAATACCCATTAGGTACATAATAAAGTTAGTTTCAGCTCGTTCAGTCTGAATAGCCTTAGCGCCATTGGTCGCACCAGTGGATCTAAGCATAACCGGAACCTTGCCATCGTAGAGCTCTGTGTACTGGTCAGCAGCAGCCGCCATATAGGTTTTAGTTACAAACTCTTTGAACAGACCCTGAACTTCGTCTCGGTGAAACAGCGATGTCATCTTATCCCTACCAGACAAGTGCTTCACTAGAGCTTCACCTGTTGCGTTAGAGCCAATGTCAATCTGGTAGCCAGCATACTTTTCGTAAGAGGTAAGCATCCTAAGCATTAGGCTACGGCTAGTAGACTTACGGCTACGAGTTGTTTCACCCAACAACATAAACCAAAGGTTAAGACCCATTTTGCCATACTTAGGAGTGGCACAGCCGATGTCAGAGAAGGCAGATGAGAGGATAGTGAAAGCTCCAGCTATCTGGTACTCAACCGCTCCGTCTGTTTTCTTCCCAGCCCACTCGACATACTTATCAATAAAGGTCGGTGTCTGAGAAACAATTGATCGCTCGTCTGTAGATAAGAAATCAACTGGCTTTTCAATATCAGCAACCGCATCTTCTAGTGGTTGTATGGGTGCATTGTTATCCTTAAAAGCTTGCTCTGCTCTTTGCACCTCACGCCAAAGATCGCCGTCTGGGTCTGCCCTCTTGGCCCTTAGGGGTGAGTGATACTTATTACATCTTGCATGTTTAGCAACAACAAAAACTTCTTCGGTGTTTAGGCCGGCCCTAAATAGTTCAAGCTCAAGCTTCCATAGCATCTTAGATAGGTCAGAGTTGGGCATTGGCTCGTCAAGATACAGGGACAGCACTTCTTTATTTCCGGATATCTTAGCCAGCACAGTCATTGTGAGTGGTAGTTGAGTTGGCATTGGTGCATCAGCTAAATCAAGTATCTTGTCCACAATAATGTCTTTATACTTTGCCTCAATATCATCTAGCTTATAAACCTCGCCAGTAGATGTGGCAATAACTTGCTGTGATTCGGAATACTTTTTATTAGAAGTCCCGGGAATTCTTAGTAGCTTGGTGGGATTCCATCCAGAAACATCGCAACCCTGATCCCTATGACCATAAGCAATCTGCTTAGCAATCAAGGCTACACGCTGGGGTTCTTGCTCTCCGTCTAGTATCCAGTATGTGTGCCACCTATCCTTAGATGTTTCAACTGAGATTGATGGTTTAATTCTAAAGTTAGATGGGTCACAGGTATCTGCATCTGCGTAAACAACGGATACGGTCTTTGCGTTTTCACGGATGCGACGCTCTTCGTAATAAAGTATTGGAGAGAAATAAACATCCTCATCCTTCATCGACGTAGCGTAGGCAACCATCTGGTCAAGTTCATCAGGGTAGCTGAAAAACTTTTGAACGGTTGGAACGCCACGAGCGTCTTTAGTTACGATGGTGGCATAACCGGAACCACCGCCTAGTACAGACTCTAGAAAGTCTTTAATCTCCATGTATCTCTCCTAAATCTTCCGTGCCCCGACAGGATTCGAACCTGTCTGCGTGTTAAAGGAGAGTAAAGACACGCTACCCAGCAGGGGCTTATGTGCGTTGTTTACGAGACGCACCCCTCGCTTGCCCATTTAGGCTTAGACCCAAGCGTCACTTACAGGACTTGCGCCCAATGACGATAGGGTTGCAGTCGCAGAAGATCCTTTTGAGAACCCTGCAACGTTGTTATCCTCACCGTTTAAACCATCCACCACTGTGACCTTAGCCGCAAGTGCCTTGCCAGATAGTTCTGTAGGTGTCGGAACCTTGAACTGACCATCCTTCATGTCGTAGCCTAGTGCACTGAAGAATGACTGAGTTTTCCAAAACGCCTTACCAGTGTAAAGCGGTACGTAAGTGAACAAACGTCTGTTCTCATACTGACCTTCTGAGATTCTAAGCTGAACCTTGTACTGAGGCTTACCTGCATTGTCGCCACTCTTGACCTCGGTCGGAGTAACATCGAATACAGTTGTGTTGTAAGTTCCTGCTGGAACTGGTTCATAAGAAGACTGCTGAGAAAGGTCCTCTGGGTTGATGTTAATGATTGTCATTGTTATTTGGTACCTCCATTTATTTTGTCGATGATTTTTTTCATACTTGGGTCAACCAATCGACTTGGTAGACCAAAGCGGTTTCCTGACACAAGGCGGTCAGAAGATTGCATGTACATTACTCGGTGGATTTCTCCTTGCTCGTCTGACTCTGCGGTCATATAGGCAATGATGTCGGGAATTGCAGGAAGGGTATTCTTTGCAGAACCCGGTAGCATTGGAACAGTCTTAACCGCTCCAGTCTGGTCATCCTTTTCATCTTGTGCGTGAGCAACGAGTATAGCAAGGAATGGAGAAGAGTGCAACTTGCGTGTCATGTCTGTTACCCACTCCTTCAAGTCACCCCACTTGCCAAACTTGTTATTGCGGTTCTCTGGCTTCTCACCAAAAAACTTCTCTGCTCTATCCATAGCGACACCAAGCGTGTCAATAACTACGGTCTTATACTTGTGCTTCTGATTGATCAATGCGTTTATAGCATTTTCCATCTCAGTGTGTGACTTGATTTCAATCACATCTACATCTTTCCAGTCACGAGCAATAGCTGAAGAGCCACCCTCGGTGTCCAAGATCAATACAGGTGATAGCTCGGCAACTTCTGCTGATGATGCAGCAAACCAAGACTTACCTCGTTTTGGGTCACCATAAACCAAGATAGTTTTAGGTGAATTAAGTTGATGTGCTTTTTTAATAAACTGCTCAAACGGCAGTTTTGGGAATTCGCTCATTTTTTTTATTCCTCCTTAGGAAATTCAGTATAACATATTCAATTACAGTATTGGACTAGTCTAGTTTGCCCATAGCTAAAACAAACTTAACCACCCTATAGGCCCTGTAGAGACCTCGGGTTAGAGCTACTGACATTATGATAAGCAATGCCCACATAAGCCAGTTACTTTCTACCTCGCTTGCGGATAGAAACATTATGGCAACAAAGCCAAACCTAAATAGAAAGCTAAATGCAACGCTTAAAAGTATTAAAGTTCTAGGCCGCATCGAGAACCTTACAGTTAAAGCAGTTCTCTTCACGCTGAAACTCATCAAGGTCTTTACCACCCTGTAGTTCCCCCCAAATACGTTCTAGCCTTTTCCACATTGACCTAGCAAACTCCTCATCATATTCAAAGGTATAGGTCCACACATCCGGGTCATAAGTTCCATCCCGGTTAATGAATACAAGGGAGCAAGCGTCGATCTTGGTGCCACCCTTATTTAGACCCCAAGCATAAATTTGTGCTTGTGCGTAATACTTCTTAAGGCTGTACATAGAGTCGGCATCCTCAGACAATCCGTGAACCACGTTCTGTAGTTTCTTAGACTTATCTCTCTTGCTTGTTTTCCAATCGATAAGGTGATTACCCTCAACTAGAACTAGGTCCGGCTTAGACTTGATGACTCCATAGCCAGCAAGGTCACCGAGCACAATAGTCTCCTCGACTAGCGCACCCTTGAACTCTGGGTAAAGTTCTACGTCTACTGACTCGATACGCTTTTCCAAAAACTCGTGAGTAGCAGTTCCTATCTTAGCTCCAAGCCAATACTTAAACTCTCCTCCGTGAATACCTTTTAGTTTTTTAGCTAAGTGGTGCTCACAAGGATCAGAGAAGTCAGAAGCTCCTACCTTTACTTGCTTGTCTCTAGCAGACTCTTGCTTGAACAAGCCAAGTGTAAGCTCTTTAATTCTTGAATCGCTTATCATTCTTCTCCTTAAAATAAAGCATCATCTTTGTGGCCAAAATCAATCCCGCCCCAGACACCATGCTTTTCATCGTTAGCTACGGCAAAGTCGTAGCACTGTTTTATTATGGGGCATCCGTAACACAGAGCCTCAATGTCATCCTCACTTAGGAGTCTATTGTACACGACTCCATCTTCTTTTTCAACCTCTACCCCGGAGCCATCGTAATCCACGTAGAAGTATGGATTGTTCAGACAGGGGTAGTAGGGGTTTTCCTCTTGGGCCTTCTGAAGAGCTAACCACTGTGGCATTGAGTCTTTAGACACACCGTAGTAGTTGGCACCATCAAAGCTATCAAGCGTTCCGCGAGGGGGTGTTGCTTTCTTAAGCTTTGACGGCCTCATTTTCATCCTCCAGTAATCTAATGTAACCTTTTTTGTAAGCCTCAATAATTCTAGGTGTTAGGTAAACCAGTTGCTCTCTTACTTCGCAAGTGTTACACCCACAAAATATTTCATCAGACTCGGTGGCAAAGTGATCTTCAACCTCAAGACTCTCAAAGCAGGCAGAGATATATTCACTGTAATCTCGTTCAAAATCTTTAGCCCACTCCTGATTCAAGACTTCAAACTTCATTACTTCTCCTTTGGTGGCTCAAAAGCTAGTCGAGTAATTTCTTCAGCCGCAAGTAACACGGCAACAGGTGCGGCCGCAGTTATGATTACGCCAATCCAAGCTCTAAAGTCTGTCAACTCTCCATCCCAGAATGATAGCGTGTGAGCCACGTTGGCAACAACTGAAATACCAGCGAAAGCAATTAGACCAACCATAGTTCTCCAGACAGATTCACCTCTGGCCTTAAACACAACCAGCGAGATGGTGTAGGCCAGAATTGCGGCATCTATAAATAGCGCAGGTAGCCATTGGATTACTTGTGGGATTCCAGTCCACTCAGAGACATCATAGATGCCTGTAAAGGATACAATAAAAGAGCTGACCATTAGAATTGCTACTAAGATAACCGCAGTAGCAAGAACCGGGATTGAGTCTGGGTTAAGTCTTACATTCTTTTTAGGCGGAGCTATTGTAACTTCTTTTTCTTCCATAATTTTTACTTCCTTAAATTTGTGTTGACGTTCATCGTATTCAATTGGTTCTACTGGGCCAAAGCCGACCACTTCATTCCTCATTCCTCATAATCCTTAATAAACCCTCGACTATTTCCTGGTCCCAGACCGTGCCTTTATTATAAAACTCAGCCATCTCTATTGCTTTGGCTAGTTGCTTTTTGGCGTTCTCACCTTCTAGGTAAATAGCATAATCTTTTGGTGTGTAAGTTGGTGGGTTTAGTTTATTATCTACTACCCATTGATTATACTCCTCCAACAGGCCAATGTCAATCTTGGTGTCTATCTCTATAACCTCTCCGGTTAGCATATCCACTACTTCGTATTTATTCATCTTCCACCTTTATAACCTTTATCTGTTTAGTGTGTGTATCTCTTGCGCAGTTGGGGCAAGTCTCGTGGTCTGACTGATCAAAATTCTCGGTGCACCAAAAGCAGTCAGTCATTTTAATTTCGACAACATTACTTTTTTGCTTAGCCTCCTTGATGGCTCTCTGCTTTTCATAAGCAACCCCGGCCTCGAAGCCCCGAGTGTATTCTGTCTTAGTCATTTATTTTTTCGACGATCTCTGAGATCAAAACGACCTCCCAAGGCTCACCTTGCTTTTCTATGACCTTAGTAATTCGCTCACGCTCCATTGCCATGCCAACGAATAGTATTTCACGCTGGCCGTCTGTCATCTGTGCGATGTCATACTTACTCAACACTTTTCTCCTTCTTAGTCAAGCTGACTATCTTTCCAAGCTTCATACATTTCGTCGCAAATACAATCGCAACGAGATTCACACACACCGCATCCGTGGTGAAGTGAATCGCATACACACTCTTCTTCGCAGTCTATCGACTCGCAACAAGAATCTAGGTTTCTATAATAACTCACTACTGCTCCTTTCGTAAACTTTCATTCATCTTTAGTTGTTTACTAACCAGCCTTGAGAGCTGACCTTCGTCGTAAGTATCCTCTGCGATAATCTCATAGGATATTACGGACTTCTTTTGACCCCTTCTATCTAATCTACCAGAAGCCTGCTCATTTAGCAAGCCGTTGTCATCCTTTGATAGCCAGACTACAATATTTGACGCCTCCTGTAGGCCATCAGTGCCTTCTCCAACGGCCGAGATCACGGCCACGATAAACTGTATGTCCCCGGCTATAAAAGCCTCTAGGGCCTTGTCTCGAGCCGTCTGGGGTGAAGCCCCGGACCACTCAAAGGCCACGTGACCAGCCTTCTGCAACCTCTTAGTTGTAATGCTGGCAAACTTCTGGCTATGGGTCAGGATAAGCATTTGCTCACCCTTTGGATGGTCCTCAATAATGCTGAATAGTTCATCTAGCTTTGACGATTTACAATCCTCTGCGAAATCTACCACACCTTCATCGTTGATAATAGGAACGCCTAGAGTAATCTGTCTGAGTCTAACCCTTGTTGCCACGGGAACTTGAACCGCTAACGGGTTCTCTCCGAGCCACACAAATAAGTCCTGCTCTAACTTCTTGTAAATCCTAGACTGCTCTGCACTGAGATCAACCGTTCTAACCTCGGTTTGAATAGCAGGAAGTTCGTGGTCAATTCCGTTTGGGTGAAACTCGCAACACTTACCTCTTTTTAGGTGACGGATGTAGCAAGGAATGCTACCAACGATAGCTCCCGGATAAGCTTCACCCGAAACTACTTTACCTGCGAAGTGGTCCACCCTTGTCTCACAGTAAGAACCTACCCAGTTCCAAAATGACCTGCCAGCAACCTCCGGATAGACCCAGCGAATCACAGACCAAAAACCCTCTATCTTGTTACCAGCGATCGTTCCGGACATTCCAATCCGACGCTTTGCCTTTAGGGTGTGAAGCATTTTAGCGGTGTTGCTCTTGCGGTTAGAAGCCCTGTGAATTTCGTCAAAGATAGCTAGATCCGGGGTAATTCCAATCCAATGTATTTTTCTAAAAAACTCTGGGCTGACAATATACCAACCCGCTACACCTTTTTCTAGGTTCACAAAAGCTTGCTTGCCATCCTTGGAGCTATTGATATAGCTAACTGTAGTTTCCGGAATCTGCCTCTGTATAGTTTGTTGCCACGCTCTCTTGTGTGTTCCTTTGGGAGCTATGACTAAGTTGGTGGTAGTTTTTATCCTCTTAGCTACCTCAATAGCTATCAGTGTTTTACCACCACCAACTTGAGTCGCAACAATACCAGTGCCGTTATTTTCTATCAGTTTATTTATATCCATTTCTTGATAGGGAAATGGCACTAGTGGCTCGAGCTTTATCATTTACTTATCCGCATCCCAATAGTTCTGGTGTTCAGTAAAGTTGTAGTTATACTCTTGGACCCCTTGTGATGACTGAATCTTGTCGGATTCCCTACTAATAAATAGTGAAATTACAAACAGGACCAAGGACGACAGTAAAGACATTACGCCAATAATTATAAAAATATCACTAAGCAACACTAGCGATAATCTCCTCTGCGTAATTGTCTCGGTAAACTGCTGGCACAACCGATGGGTCTCCCTCGACAAAGACAATCTCATTACTGTAATCGTCAAAGATAATCTCAGCGTGGCCTCGGATGTTTCCGACACCGATACCAAAGACCTCTAGTGTGTAGTTACCATTAGGTAGCTTGGTTAGAGACCATTTACCGATTGAGCTGTCCGAGATCTCGGGCTTGATAACGGCATCCTCAGTCTCAGCTAGGATTTCCTGAACTGTTCTGTAGTTGCTTGTTCCAATTGCCTTACCGAGATGTGTGCGTGGCACTCCAGCTTCCTCAGCAAGTCTAAGAGCAATATCTCTCTCAGCCTTGTATGATGATAGCCTCTCGATGAGTTCCTCTTTTAGCTCAGCCTCGATGGTTAGCTTGGCAATCTGATACGCCCGGTGCTTTTCAGTTAGGGTGTCAAGTGTTTGCCTTGCGTGTTGATTTAGTCTAGTCAAGTCTCTCTACCTCACCCTCTGCTACCACAGTCTTGACTGCTACGCCCTCTACTATGCCGATTGTTAGGGATGTGTATTCCCTTGTGAGTATTGCCAGCTCCCTTGTGTCAATCTGGGTATCACCTTCGGTCCAAACCTCTAGCACGTGTGTGTTGTCGCTGATTGGATACCACTTGTAGCCATCTAGGTTTGGTTCATCAGACATAAACCGCCCCTCTTCTCGAGCCGGCCCTGCGAGATTGATTACCTCGTCGGCCTCCCCTGTGATTATATATTTCATACTGCCTCCTACTTTTTGTTGGTAAATGATAATTGGTTTTTGATGAATCTCGCCAAAAAATTTTTCACGGTAATTTGACCTTTTTGACTTGCTAAATAAGCATAATATAACTGCTCCTGATTTAGGTCACGATTTGGGTCTAGGTAATCTGCTGACTTAGCCATTATTCTCCATCTCGTAATTCGGTAGCAACTCTAGGAAGGTTTTGATTCTCTGGGGGGACTTGTCGTTGTAAACATCATCATAGTCCCTCCATTCGTCGTAGTCGGTCAATGGGTAGTGGTTTACCCAAAGATCGTCGAGTAAAAACTCGATTTCTTTGACATCCTGTGGATACTTGAACTCGACGTGATAGTAGTTGCGAGTATTCATCTGGATTTCTCCGTCAGGAGCTATCTCCCACTCGTAAGCGGTCAGATGTAATGTATTTTCATCCGCGCCCCAAACATTTAGGTCGTAGTCTGTATTCATTATGTTACCTCCTGACAGATTATTTTTGACATAGGTTTTACTTGTAAAACGCCTTCCTTGTCCACCGGTTTTAGTGTGGGCGTTACAGACTTTGCTAGCAATTCCGCTGTCGGTCTGTTGTGTGCTTCTACAAGCACTGTGTGTGTAATTTGGACCAAATACATTGTCATTTTGACTCCTTTTCTAGATAATCCAATCTTGTGGCTACTCTACTTAGTTTTTTGAGAGCAGTTTGTAATGAATTATACGCTTCTCTCATTGCTCTGTCAAGTGCGATTGACTGCTTTTCGTCTAACTCGAGTTCCGGGTCAGTCAAGTCCCACTTTCCATAAACACAGTCTGATATTAGGTCATAACCCAATTCATCCAGTTCATCTAGCAATACATTTACTAGATTATTCCTAAAATCTTGCGGTTTCACTACGAGCCTCCTTTTCCTCTTTGTGTAGTAAATTAGCAACCCTCAGCATAAACTCGCTAGGGGTCATATCAAGGCTCTCTGTGACCACATCTAGTAGCTCACTCGAGATCTCCTTGTGTCCTCGCTCGACCTCTGATAGGTGAGCGTATGAGATATACGGATTCACCTCTCGAAGTGTCAAGTTTAGCTCTTTACGGCGTTGCCTAATAATGTGACCGATAGCAATCTTGGTTTTCACTAGAAGCCCAGCCCATCTCTTAGGTCAATGTAAATCTCCTCTAGCTGACCCCTAGTGGGGTCTTGAGGGCTATCTATCAAGAACCTAAGCCTTGAGAGCGTGTCCGGGACTTCGTGCCACTGAGCAAGGCTAAGGCCCTGTTCCTTGTCAACCGCCCATTTTGCGTTCACGGCTAGGTCTAGCTTCATTGAATCTGGCTCAGAATCCATAGCTTCAAAGAAGCTCACCGGAAAATCGTTGACCCTAATTATGGCAAACTCTTCCTCTCGGATTACTCCCCAAGTGCCGTCTTTTGTGACATACATTCTCATTATTTTCCTCCTAATGGAAATACACTGAATAGGTTGACATCACTGTTATCCCAGTCGACCTCTCCGTCTTTGTCGAGAACCGCTCCGGCCCTCTCCCATATATTATTGGTAATATCCTGACAGTTATCGTTACACATTCCGTCTTTGTAGAACGCCTCACCGATAAAGCTCATACCCTCCTCGTAATACCTGTGGTGAATCTCGAGTGTTGGATATTTCTCGCTAAAGGCAGTCCAGAACTCGCAGTTAGGACTCCACGCTGTGTTGAACCCGAGACTGATACTTTTCTCATAAACCAGCATTTGGGTTTCTTCATCTAAGTCCCACTTAGTTCCCCAGTTAGAAACACGCCAGTTATACCAGTTGGGCTTATCCCTTGGGGCTTCTGTTTCGTCAAGCTCCTGTGGCATAGGAACAAAGTCGTTCATCTGGAATATCCCAGTTCCGGCATCCTTGTTCTTTACGGCCTCGACCACCTGTTGGATGGTCTCTCTGTCTCCTACGATATCTACTTCGTTTGAACACCAGTTTGGCATTAGTTAGACCCACACATTCCGCAGTCGCACCTGTGAGCTGGCTTCTTGGCCTGTGGCTGTGCTTGCTGTCTCGAGAATACGCTTGTGCCGTATTTGAGGTCGTGACCTGCTGTGATAGCCTCGATCTCGACACTTGTGCCTGTGCGTTCTCCATTGTCCCAGTCTCTAATCTTGAGTTCACCGAATACTAAAACCCGGTCTCCTTTGTTGAATGAGGTGTTGGCATTTACGGCACTTGCGCCCGTAAGGGTAACTGTATACCAGTTTGTGTAGTCATTACTACCCCCGGCCGATTCTGAGGCCATACGGAAGCTCAGGATACCCAAACCCTCAAAGGTAACTAGATATCTTGGTGTGGTGGCTATAAGCCCTGATACTGTGACTTGCTGTTTCACTACTTGTTCTCCTTTGTCTTGATTTTTTGTGCTGTTGCCTTATTAGCAT